TCCAATGCCTTTCTAATATCCGAATTTCTTGTTCCAACCCTTCCAATTTCTTTTCCTGTCGTTCCTGTGTCCGCAGATATTCTTTGTGAAATAAATCAAACGAGAGCGTTCCTGTGGTATCCATTCGTTTGATGATTGGTGCGGTTTCACTTTTCCAATTTACTATGTCGTTAATCTTAGCTTCGCGTCCGCCAAAGAAAAAGATGACAGCACCCGCCGCGACAATCGCTGATACCGCCGTCCTAGCCACCCCGATCCACACTGCATGTTTGTTGTTCTCTGGCATTTCATTTTTTAGTTGGCGTGGATGTCGGTGTCGGCGCAGACCTACCGCCGCCACCAGCATCCGTGGGTGCGAGTGGCGTTGGTGACGGATTTGACAGGTCAATGTAAGGACTGCAAGGAACGCACGTTGGTAGTGGCGTCGGGGTTGGACTTGCTGCCCCGTGTGCATGTACGATAAAGACCGCAATTACAATCAATACTGCATTAAACATTTTCATAATTAAAATATCTCCCACACCCGCACAACGCCACTAGCGCCAGCACCGCCCGCCTTGCCGCCCGGCACACCACTCACGCCCGTATAAGCCGCACCGCCGCCGCCGCCGCCGTACTGCCCACCGTTAACGCCATTTGTTGAATTGTAAGATGGTTTTCCACCCCCGCCAAAAATTGATCCGCCGCCGTTCCCGCCAAACCCTATACCAGTAAATGTCCCCGGCGCTGTAAATGCCGCTGCGGATGACGTGCCGTTGCCACCGTCACTCCCACTAGCCAACATAATACCCACTGTTCCTGTCGCACCATCGCCGCCAATCGCCGTGGTCGATCCCATATAGAAACCACCATTTGAAGCGCCGCCGCCGATACCGCCCGGCGCGGTTAGAATTGTTGATACCGTGGTAGTACCGCCGCTGTTACCTGCGTTATTTCCAGACCCCGCGCCACCAGCGCCGCCGCCGCCAATCGTAATAGCATAAGTCGCTGCGGGTGTTCCGGCATAAGCAGAAGCATAACCGCCGCCGCCGCCGCCGCCGCCGCCGCCCGCATAAGCAGAGTTGGTAGTCACGAAAACACTACCGCCGCCGCCGCCGCCGCCGACGCCCTCAAAAAAAAGTGCGGTCACACCAGCGGTCGGAGTGTAAGTAGTGGTAGCAGTGATTATCCTGACGTTAATCGTGTTTTGTGTCCCAAGCTTGTAATCCGTTCCCGCCACCGCGATCCCCATTGTGTTGCCGTTTGTGCGCTTCAATATTCCCACTGGCAATGGCCCGATACCCAAGATGCTATCGGCGCTTACCGTGCCACCCAACGATGTTGCTGCCGCCGCGTTGCCAACCGTGATTGATGAGTTGGTTAAGTCCGCATTGGGGATGGTAGTTACCGTTGAAAGCGTATTCGCTGCCGTCCGTTTAACATAACCTAGCGTACTTAAATTTGTGATCTGATCCAGTGTAGTTGATCCACCCAACGCAACCACGTCACCCGCTATGGTTACTGACGAGTTGGCTAAACTGGTGTTGGCAATGCCACTGATTGAGACAACACCCGCGTTGCTCATTGTAATCGTTGCACCTGATCCGCTTATGTTCCGTGGAACGTATTTGCTTATACTAGTAGCCCCAACCAATAGTTGACCGTCAGTTGGAATAGTATTGGGAACAATGGCCGCTTGTGTTTGTATGTCATTAGTTACGTTATTAAGAGCGAGACTTGCCCGGCCAGTTGCCGCCACTAGGTTCGTGCTACTACCGTCCCATTGCCGTCGTTCACTATATCCGGTATCCCAAAAGGTACTGTTATTCGTGGTCGTGCCCAACACCCCACTGGATAAAGTTGCGATCCCGCTGCCTGTTGCCCGCCTGATACTTTTGCCTGTAGTCAAGTTGAATAGCGCCACTTCACCGTCAACTGATACGCTGGTATTACTGGATACATCTCCACTACCACCGCCGCCCGTTGAGCTAAGTACGCCCCCGGAAAAAGTCATGTTAGTCCCCATTGTCACTGGCGACCATGCCGCCACACCGCTCCGATAATACATCGTGCCAGTGCCGCTAAGTGCCGCTAACGCATCTAAGTCCGCGTCCCACGCTTCCACGTTACTTCCGATCACTAACCCCAAGTTAGTGCGGCCATTCGCCGCGTTAAGCCCGGTCGCCCCACCGTCCCATTGGCGGTTTTGCGTAAACGCTGTGTTCCAATTCGCGCTGTTATCTGTGATCGTGCCGACAACTCCGCTTGCCATTGTTACTATCCCTGTCCCGGTGGCCCGCTTGATACTCTTACCACTGGTTAGATTGAATAACGCCATTTCACTGTCCACTGAAATTGACGTGTTACTGGACAAGTCACCCCCGCCCGATCCTGCGCCGATGTAACTACGAAACGCCGTCGCGTCGGTTTGCGTCAACGCGCCCCGGCCAAAAGTGGTTGTGGTTAACGCTGCAATCAAATCCAAGTCGTTATCCCACGCTTCCACGTTTGCCCCGATCACTAACCCAAGATTAGTGCGCCCGCTAGCCGCATTCAGTCCCGTCGCACCGCCGTCCCACTTCAAGCGATCCGTATAAGCCGTGTCCCAATTTGGACTATTATTTGTTACCCCTTGAATATGCGTGGCGTCTGTCCACCCGGCTAGTTGTCCGTTTATCGGCGTGCCGGAATTAGACACGTTGCCGCCGCCCGTGGCGCTAACAAATTGCAGCGCCGTTTCCCCGGAATTGACTGACACCAGCTTGTTCGCTTGCCCGGTGTATGAGTGGGGTACGTCGATCAACCCAATGAAGGTCGTGCTACCACCGCCGCTACCACCGCCGATTGGCAACCATACCGGGGTTGTGCCAACTATATCGGATATGTAGTAGAATTTTCCGTCCTGTTGGTTAAACGCGATCTTCCACATATCCTGATAATAGAATTGATCGTCACCGTTCATAATAACAGTGCTTGGATACTGCCAATGCTGGATCGGGCGCGTGTTGCCTTGATTAAGTATGTACTGATCGGATGCCAGTACCGGCGGTATCGCCAGCGATACGAACAGAACGATAAGCCACCTTTTCATAACTCGATTATGGTTACATTGATCGCTGATACCGTCGCTGTACCGGATGTTACTGCCGCCAGAATTAAATCAAGCCAATACGCTGTCCCCAGCGTCATGCCTGTTATCACCGCCGATATACTGAATGGTATGATCGCTGCCGCCATGCTCGCGTTGTTTTGCGCCCTGATCGCGCTGCCTAGTGACGCGCCTAGTCCGGCCCCGGCAAGACCATTTGTGGGTGGCGTGCCGCTGCCGTAGGCCAGTAACATACTTGATCCACCGCTTGCCGCACTATTGGTCACGCTGCCAGATACGGTCACTAGCGCCGTCCCGCTTCGGATAGGAGTAAACACTTGGTTCAATCCCATTGCGACACCCGCTGTGCTGGTTGTCCCTGTCGGATTTGTTGGTGTTGTCACCACTACCACCGTAGGTGGATTGATCTGCCCCCATGTCGGTGCTGTGCTGAGTAACCGCCAGTATTGTTTCGTATCCACCTGATAGGCGATCTTGCCTATGTCGGATGCCAGCAACCCCGATGCCGCCATTCTGACTGTTGAGTTTGGATACACCCAATTTTCTAGGATGTGATTCTTTGTTAAGTCGCCGTGGTTCATAATGCTGCGCTGAATGTTGATTGTGTTACGAAACTTGTGACTATACTACCGTCATCACCATATACCAATTCCGGTGGACTACCCGTGGTGACATACTGCGGGGACGTGCCGGGGAGTGGATCGTTTGCGCCGGAATTAACTATTTCATCCACGCTAGGTGCTGCCGTTCCTAACCCGGCGCTATCAAACGACGGTGGGGTTGTGCCTTTCGCGTTTACAGCTTCAATCACGTCAACCATTGCAAATCGCCATTGCGTCACTCGCGACATATAATCCGTCGCCGTCCATGCGTGAAATGCTGGCGTTGCATAATAAGCTTCGTACGTCTGCATCACCGCTTGTAATTCTGGCGTCAGGTTAACGAAGTCCCGCGATCCAATCACGCCGTTCTCACGCTTTTGTAACCATTCGTTAAATACGTCTGTGTCCGCTGCACTCAACCCGGTGACTGTAGGTGGGGTTGGTTTGCCGGGTGTTATTGAATGTTGAAACCATGTCGGTACCTGTGTTACTGGCATTGACACCGCTTTTTCTGTCCGGGTTAAAGCCATGTTAGTTACCTAAGTCCCCCGTTTGTGTTGGTTCCTCTATCACTAGTTGTGCCGAACCGTCGCTAACTGTCAGTTTGCCCGTCATTCGTAACCTGCCTTCTACCCTTACCGTCATGTTTTGTAACGCATTCACTACTTCAATACACTCCGCGACCTTGTGCCATAACTGTCGGCAATCTTCCGGTATGTCATTTGGAATCATCATGGAAAGTCATCCGTCCACGGTGGCGCTAGTATCAGGGTTGCAAACATAAAGGTTCCGCCACCCGCTAATGGTATCGCCCTACCTTGGTTATCTGCCAACGCTAAATATATCGGCGCTACCGCCGTGCATTCATCAAATGAATCTATAGGCGCTCCCACTGAGTAACACACTAAGTTACAAACACCATTGATTACATTAAATGGATGCCATAAGAAACCATCTTGGCCCGTACCGCTACCGTACCACCAAGCTTGCGCGGGTGATCCACCTTGTATCTGCAACGTCACCGCGTTCCCAAACACGCCGCCCGCGCATGTCATCTGGTACCCGCCATAAAAGAAACCGGGACTATAGATACCAAGTTGAACGAAACCTTCGGGGTAATTAGTAACTCCTATGTCGATCCGCCATGCATAGCCCGCTGCCGGATTAACGTAACCCAAGATACCCGTGCCCGACACTTGCCACACTGCGGGCATAATCACCGTCGCTACAGGTACCACCGCGTTAACATGCTCTATTACTGTGTTACTCGTATCGCTGCCATACACGCTGTCGCCAGAGTACTCGAAATACCACGGATGATCCCCCGCTGCGCTGCCTTGGCTTACACTGCCAGTGAAGCTACCACCCGCCAAGTTTAACCAACCCCCAAACACGCCGTCCACATTGAATCGGATTTGACCCGTCGCAGTACCAAAGTAACCAGATACATCCGCGTAAACCGTGTAGGGCGTGTCAGCGTCAACCGGGTTGGGATCAATCACTAATCTGCATGTCACTGCTTGTTTGATTACCTGTATTAGCGTGGCGTTTGCTTGCCCCCAATTACTATCCCCTTCATAGTCCGCTTCAACTTCATGGCGACCAGCCGTTAAGGTGCTAATGATGTTACTAACCGCCGTGCCGTCCGCCCGTAGCGCATTCGTGCTGAATAGGCCACCGTCAATAAAGAATCGCACGTTGCCAGTTGGTGTCGGGGTATTGGATGCCAGCGTTGCTCCAAAGTCAATAGTATCTTCCAATTCTGCCGGATTCTTTACTGAGACTATATCCATAAGCGGGATCGGTAGCGCATCTACCTCTTGAAGCATTAACTGATCGCCCGGCAAGAACACCGTATCACCAGTAAAATGCGCCGTGATGGAATGCACCCCCACCCCAAGAAATGACATCGCCGGGGTTAACGCGACTTGATTGATAACGTCCCATGCCCCGATTGGTACGCCGTCCCGTTCAAATACTACCGTGCCACCAACCGCGCCCGGTATCGTTGCTGTGAAGAAAATTGCATCGCCCAAGTGGGATGGATTATGACTGGATGTTAAGATTATTGTTGGCGCTCGCCTTGATGTGCCGGATGTCAGCGCACCGTCACCTGTCCTTATCATCAACTCTGATGCGCCATTCCTAACCGCCAATCGCCCTACCCCGGATACCCGCCCTTTAATTAGCGCCGTCATGTTGGCTATTGAGTTAATCCCGTCGATCAACTCACGCACGCTCCGGTGTAACTCACGAACGTCTTGCCCTGCCTCTGGTTTTGTTATCGTCGGCATTAGTTATAGTTTAATCGCTGTTCCCAAATGTTACCCATCCATATCCTGCGCGACCAACTCTGTGTAAATTTTTGACCAAACGTGCCTCTGCCGCCGCCGTGCTGGTGCGGTGGTGGACTTCCGGGCGGGAAGTACTCAAACCCGCCGCCGATTTCCGCGATTGGCGCGTATTCAATCCCTTGAAATGTCGCAAAGTGTATCGCCACCCCGAATGGCCCGTCGTTCGGATGCGTGGTTGATAACCCAAGATCAAGCCCGTACGTAATATGGACTTCCACGAATGTTGACGCCGATACCGTCCAAAATTGGATGTCTTTAACCAAGGTTCCCGATGCAATGACGTTCACGCCGATACACGTACGTTGCTGTTGTAGTATTTCCACCCTACTCGCGGGCATGGTCGCAAACACTAAATCCACGATGTATAACCCGTACCTTTCTTCGCCGCCTTCAAACCCGGTAAAGTAAAACGGCCCCGCTTGATTCCCCATCGGCCCCTGATTTCGCCCCAAAGCGAATACCGTCATGTAATCCGTGAATGCCATGTATTTCTGTCTAGCCACAATCGCTTTCGTGCCGTCTGTCATGCGGGTGAACCGTGGACGCCCTACAACCCATGAATCCGTTAGGGCGTTTACGTTGATATACTTCAACCCGTTCCATGTTAACACGTGCAGCGAATCCGGTAATTCAATTTGCCGCCCGTTCCCCTGCGCTGTCGGTAGTGCGGTACCATCCGCTATGTTCCAATTCAGTAACGTTTGATCGTAAACTGCTTGAGTATCCAATACCGCCAGCGTGCGTTGCGCCCCCGCCTTTCCCCATGTGACGTTCCATTCCGCGCCCGGTACGATTTCATCCACGACGCATACCCCATAATTCAGATACGTGTTGTTTAGCGCGTTTTGTATGTCGCTTCCACTCACCGGGAATGGCAGTGTTAACTGCGGCATCGCGCTACCGTAACCGTCCTGTATTACCAGTGATCCGCCACTTGGCGGTTGCGCCAGTGCAATCTTTTGTTTCGCTTGCGTTAGGGCGTCCCCGGATGTCATTACTGTTACAGTGGGGGTTGGATACGGACGCGCCGGAATTAGTTGCCACTGGATCGCCGTTGCTACCGCTGTTGGACGTACCGACAACATCACGTGTTGTGCGTCAATCCATTGAGTTATCGTCGCGTCATTAGGTAACACCGTGGGCGCGCGTAACCGCGATCCAACATCATTCACCATGAACGCTCCGGTGGGGGTTTGAAATACATTGGTTGTGTCTGACAGTAATACCCACGTCAACCCGCTCCCTAACGCCGTCGCTCGCTGTGATAGCCTGACATACTGCGCGTTGATAACCGCCGCTATGCGCGTGCCAGCGGGGACATTCGTAGCATTTAAGACATGACCTACATCCGCTGCCGTCCAATTAGCTACGGCAGATTGAAACACGTCTGATGGTTGATCGGCAAGTGAATAGGTAATCCCCAGTTGTAGGTTGATTGGGTTTGGGTGAAGTCGCTGTGACAGTCGCGCCGCGTTAATAACACCGTCGTCAACCACTTCTACTATCGTTGTGCCGGGGAATACATAACCATTCGTATCGCTGGCGATACGACCTACGTCCCCCAATACAAATTTGCGGCCGTACGATCCGTTGCCGTCATTGGCAATCAGAAACGAATCTGTGCCGTTATCCGCGCAATTCGCAGTTTGGTTTGCTACCCCGGTAGATGGTATGATAACACCATCGAAACTTCCCCGGCCTACACCGTCTGATACTGTTACGCCGTCACTTCCTGACCGGGCGTTTACTGGCGTTAGTACCACTTCTAACATGATGTTACCCGTTGGGTTATCCCACGTTGATAATGGCACTGCGGACATATCCAACGTGCCTGACCATCCGGGTGTGCTTGGCACGCCCGTTTCTGTCCATGTCGTCACCTTAGCTAGTGGCGCACGCCGCAACGTGATTACTTGGCGCTCGTTAAGATGGTTACTATCTGTTGGTAGCGTGCTTATGTTAATCTCAGCGGCAGGACTGCTAGATACCACGCGGGCCGTCATTGTTGGTACATCTATCGCCGTTAACTCACCCACAAACTCCACGATCCAACCACCCTGCTTACTGCCCACCACCTTCACGTTCCCCTTACCTACGCTCGGTAGTGCGCTTAACGCTGCCGCGATCTGATCCGTGCTTGCGCTCGCGCTTATCGGTGCTGTTTCCACGCCGCGAAACGCTAATGAGAATTGCGCCGCGTCCACTGGTGCATCCGTCCGCACGTTCAACACTATTACCGCAAACTGATACCGCACATACCCCGATGTCGCCCGCGTGAAATATAACCTAACCGGGTAGGTGGTTGGTGTCCGTATGTCCGGGCGCACTGCCGGGGTAGGATCAACGGCGCTTGTTATTGCCCGCTTGTTAACGATGTCGATGTAGATGTCCATTTATATCGTTCCTATACTTGATGCTTTGACGCTGATTGACGCCCAACCGCCGCGCACCTTTGTTACCGTAGCTTCATCCAGATACACGGTACCGCCCGCGCCAAATCCGGCGATGTTATTCGCAAACGTCAACGCCGCTGCTACTGTATATGCCATAACCCCCGCCGTGCCTGTTATCTCGCCCTCGATTTCAATGTCACGCGACAACGTGGCGCTTACCACCCTGAGTAAACCACTGCCAACCGCGCCCGGCAGCTTCGCGTTGATTTCGGGATAGAATCGGACTTGGAATCTTTTGATGTTGATACCCGTTTCCGCCGCCACGCCCCATGCTAGCGCGTTACCTACTGGTAGTTTGCTTTTTATCGTGATCGCCATGCCGGGTTAATTCTTATTCAAGAATGGATTATTCGTCTTAGACACCGATTGCGCGATTGATTGAAGATACTCGCTCATGTTTTGAAACACCACTGCGCTGTCAATTGCTGCCCTGAATGCGTACTCGTTTTTTTCGGATTCCTTTAAGATCGGGATACCCGCCTTGATTTCCGCCGCTCGCGCTAAGTGAATGAATGCGTCCTGTTGAAACCCGCGTGCTGCTAAGTTTTCACCTATTGTTTGCTCCCGTTGTGCGCGTAATGCTGCCTGATGTCCTTCAATCATCCTTACCGATCCCGCGTGAGGATCAGCCTGTAGCAAGTCCTTGAAACTCAGTTGTGTCGCGTCAAAGATTGGTTTCAATCCCTTCGCCGCATTCACCGCGTCCGCGTGTTGCTGATCCAGTTTAAGTTGCTCTATGGAGTGATCTACCGCTTTTCGGCCTTCCTCGTTGCTCGCGCTTAATGACGCTCGCACTTGTTCCAAGTAAGTGATCCTAGCTTTGGTTACTTCCGCCGCTTGCAACTCCGGGCCTATCGCCTGACGCCCAATGTCTGCGATCTTATCTTTCAACGCCGCCTGTCGATCCATTGCCGCCAACGCATCCGCCGCAACTTGCTTCGATTGATCTGTCCCGGATTTTACCTGTTCGCGCATTTCAAGCTGCATTTCCGCTGGCATGTGCATTTTGCCAATCGCGTCCATTAGTTTAATGCGTTGTTCTTGCGCCTTGGCGTACTGTTCTTCCCATTGCACCCGGCTTTTCACCACCATTGCGTCACGCTCGCCCACCGCTGACGATAACGCCGTCACTTCCACCGCTTCACGTTGCTTGGCTACCTGATTGGATAAATCTTTTTCTAATACCTTCAATTCGTCTTGCTGTGCTTTTATGGCAGCCTGTGTAGCTGTGCCGGGTATCGCCATTGCAAAATTCGCCCAAAAGGTTCTAGTCTTGCTACCCATCTTCTCCATCAACTCAACAGTCGCCGTAATGTGATTTTCTATGTCCTGTAGTGGCGCACCAGCTATCGGAGTGGCCTTGACGTTGGTCTGTCCCTCTTTTAAGACCGCATCAAATTCATGGACGTTCTTTATTAGATAGGCCACCCCCGCGCCCACTAACGCCATTGCTGCGCTACCCGCTAACCCAAACGCCGTGATCCGTGACGTGATTGATTCTATCGCGCCACCAACGTTCCCTGTTGTTAAGTTTTCGATGAATGATTCTATCGCTCGCCCGGCACGTAAATCGCCTGTTCGCTTGAATGCGTCTTTGGTTGTCGATTCAAACTGCCGTACGGCGACTTCGGCCTTATTTAAGTCCGTTACATCCGCTACTATCTTGGCTATCAATTCAGCGATCATGGATTAAATATCGCTCCGCTTTGCCGTTGCCAATAATCTATCATGTCTGCGGCAGTATCATTCAACGCGGCCTGTAGTGGCCCCGATCCGATCAATTCCGCTGCCGGGGTTGTGTTGGCAATTATCACTTCGTAGTGACCGTAGGTGGCGGGTTTGGCATATCCGTAAGTATAGAATCCCTTTCCTTTGCTATGCCCGCCCTTCATGCCGCGACCGCCCAAGTCCTGTGCCGCGTAGCTCCATCCCACTAACGCGGTGTAACCAACCGCTGCCACCCGCCGCCTGTATTCCTTGGCGATCAGTTGCTTTAGTTGTGTCTTAGTGAGAGATATACCCGCGTTTTTATGCAACACGTATGACGCCACCGCTTTCGCTGGTACGGCCCTGATCGCTTCCTTGGACGCCCTTGGCGTGCGCTGCATCGCGCCGTCAACATTCTGTCCGCCGATGATCGTTACCAGCGCCGCGCGGTTGAGTATTTCCGGTAGCGCACGTTGCGTGTTAGCAAATACGAATTTGACTGCCTGTTCAAATTTCGATGTGTCTAACTGGATAGTGAAATTCGGCACTGTTCACAATGGTTCATCTATAGATGTTGACGCGGACAACGAACGACATTCGTAACCCTGTTTGTATAACCACACTGTCCGGTATTGCAACCCGCGTGCATAGGGCATGTGATACCAGATGAAGCTCGTTTTTTCGTTTGTCATTTCGGCCACGCTTGTTAGGTATGCTGCCCATTGGCTAGGGTAAATTAGATCGTCTGCGGGATCGGTTGGTTGTCCGGGGTAGTTTTTTTTTCAGCATTTACGCGCGATGCCGCAACTTGGTTCATCATTTCCAAGAACACTAGAAATCCCTTCCAAAAATTCTCGCTGCCAGTATCGGTGAGTTTGTGATCCCCCGCGAATGCGTAAACCTTTGGCATTGCCGCCGCTGGCGCACGTGCCGCCGCGTCCACTTCCTTTTCTGTTTTCAAGGTGCATAACCATAGCACTATCGCAACGTCGCGCTGTGCGCCGGGATATACCTTGTCTGTCGCAAACCGGGATCGCCCCGCTTCATCCACGCTACCGTAATGCAACCCCATCGCTTGTGATGCCACGATCCGGGCGGGCGTCCACGGTTCCAATTCAAATCCGTTAAATTCATGCGATCCGCTTTGGGTGAATGCTGTTTCAATGGCGGATTCTTCGGTTATATCTGGCGGATCGTCGTTTGTCATAAGCCCATTCTTTTTCGTATTTCATCACTTGCGTTCACTGATATTAACTTGAAGCCACCCATTTCCACCGTCTTACTCCCGTCCATCCCGATGTGTTCGGGTTGCGCTTGTCCGTCAATGCGTAGCAACGGCACGGTATCCTTCCATGCGTTCATAAACTGGATTCTCATTTTGAGTATCAGACACGCTATCTTGGCCACCGTCTCGCCGTACGGCCGCGCCCCGGCCCGGTAATCTTCTAGCAACTGCCGTAGCACCACTTGTGCCTCAACGTCCGTGCCTTCGGCGGTTATCTCGCGTTCCTGTTCCGCGTATGCCTCTATTACTTCGTTCTCTGGACGCGCTAACATAAATCGGAGAACACCCGGCTTGCCGTCCTTTACCGCCCGGATCGCGCCTTCCCGCATGGACAACCCGGAGTAACCTAGCTTGCGGAGTATGTCGGCAGTGTAGTAATTCACGCACCATAGGGATTCATCCGCGAATGGCACGCCCGATAAGTGCATGGCGAAAGCTAACACGCCGTCCCCTGTTACCATCGGTTCGTTACCCGGCCCGATTGGTGGTGGTTTGGTATCGCTGGCGATACGAGAATTGTTTACTGTCATGCCGGGTTTGGGGAGTTAACGGCGCTCCCTGTTTATGTTACATTATTTAGCTACATCTGCCCGCAGTGGATCGAAATTAACCTTGCCACCGCCGATACCTATTCCTAACACCGCTACGAATTTACCCGTTGTTAAATCCGCATACGTGCTTGTTATCGTGCCAGCGGCAGGGCCAAGATACAACACGTCGCCCGCAACTGATACACCCATCGCCAAGGATGGATCAATGAGAATGATTTTTACTGGTTGACCTGCCGCTGCCCCGGTCGCCGCTATACCGATCACTTTGTAGTTTACCGTGGCATCTGCTAGGCGCACCGTGGGACTTGCGGACGCTAACGAGAATGCCGGATCAGTGACATAACACACTGGTTGGCCTTGTGTCATTGCCTCGTAAGCGATTGCGTCCTGTAGTGTCGCTGCCTGTGATGGAACAATACTTGCGGGAGTTAATGCTAGGTTAGCCATTTGAGTAGGTTTCTTTGGTGCTGTTTTTATGCGTGCAATTCGGGGTTGCTGGATACTTTCACACTAATGGATCGCCACCCGCTACGTTCCTGTGTTTCGGTAGCTTCATCCATAAATAGCCACCCATTAGGTTGCGCGGGAAATGAATCAAATTTATCAATGTCATTCTGAATAGCGTTAACACCTGTTGCTGGTAATGCCGTTGCCCATACCCACCCCCATACTCCACCAGCACTCGCCGTCACTTCCCCCTCAATAGTAATTTCAAGTGCCGCCCGATCTGACATTGCGCGGGCGATGATTTGGCCGTCACCACGCGGAAGTTTCTCGTTCACTTCCATAAAATAGCGCACCGACATTCGGCGCACTGCTATCCCTGTTTCTTCAAACTCAAATCCGCGTTGCGCCTGTGTCCACGGCGGGCGACCCCTTACCACTACCGCACCACATTGGCCCCACATTTGTTTACCCTTCGGGGTGTATTTGAAGTAACCGATGATTGACCTAATAAATCTCATTCATAAGCGGTCTTTAGCTTATCTTGGATCATGGTTGATGCTACGCTAGGCACTCGCGTAAAGTTTGTCCAGTTTATTTTTTTCCCTAGGCACTAGCCCCATGAGTAACTTTAGCTGTTTTAGGTAGTTACACTGCCACCACAACGATGATCCGTGTTCGGGTGTCATGTACGCCCGGTGGATCGTCTGTGCTTGTGACACGAAATAGAATCGGCGCTCCGTGAATCGTAACAGGTAGTATCCTTCTGCTATGATACACGCTGCTATGTTGATGTCGTACACGTAGTAGTTACCGTCAGCCTCGCCCCCGGTTTCTTGGTAGGTATCGTGAATAACACGGTTGATGATCCAGTCACGCGCTTCTGCCGCTTTCACGATCTGGCAGAATGGATGGTTGTTATTGTAGCCGTGCCATTCCTTGTCGCGCCATAGCTGGTTGTATTCGTTCGCGTTCTTACCGTGTTGCACCCCATCCGCAAAGCTAAACGCCATTTGTCGGCCCGCCTCTTTTTCCCACGACACTAAAGTAAACCCCATCGCTTTTAACGCTGCCGCCAATCGGGTGTTACTTGTGTTATACATACGCCACGTTCCATAGCGCCGGGTAGGTGATCGTGAATCGGCGCACCCGGACTTCGCGTTCAATCTTTTGTTCCACCCGCGCCATTTCCGGTGTGCCAACGATTACCAGCGATCCGTCTGTTATACCCGCGTTAAGCCGGGCGATCACTTCCCGGCCACTCAACATCGCCAGCATGATTGCAATTACGCCCGCCTGTGATCCGGTCTTGGGTATGCTTTCCAATACGACTTCGGCCTGTAGTAACACGCCGCCCTGTATCCCTAACCCAACATCCCCTGTTGCTGTCACGTTCACGTAACCACGCGGTTGCGCTAAGGTTTCATCCGATTCCCATCGCTGCCAGTTGTATTGAGATAAGGTGGCGTCCGTGGATAGCCATGCTATGATCGCGTCCTCTAATTGGGTGATCGGATCAAGTATCATACTTCGGGTGTCCCTAGTGATAGCTCCATAAATTCTGCCAATGGATCGAAGTTATCCGGGGTGTGCGTCACTTGAAACGTCCGCCACGTGCTATCCCTCATCTGGACATCCACTAAGTCCATATTCGCGGGTAACGGTTTTAGGTCGCCTTGGATGTAGAACACTGACAGATTGAAATCATCCAGTATCGCGCCGGGCATTAACGCTGCCACCTGATCCGCCCGACTAAGTGCTGCTACAACTTCGTGGTATAACTGCGGCACGTCTGGATCATAGTGGTGGCGAATCAGGACAGGCCAATCCATCATGCAATTTCTTGCGTCCCTATTTATTACCGTGGGATCAATCATAACAAAAAAGACGCGGTGGTTTAGGCCGCGCCTTTTTTCATGCCGATGTTAACCAGAAAATTACTGTTTCTCGAATACTTGGCGAAATTCCTCGGCAGTCCCGGCCCAAAAGTGTTCAACGTTCTTTAGGTGGTGGGTGCGGCCTTGCGGATCATCCTCAACCACCTTTAACCCGAATGTTTCGCCGTTGGACAGCATCTTGTATTCGCCTTCGTAATCGCCTAAGTCCACCGGATCGGTGCTGGCAGTTTGGAAGCCCTGCGGGGTTAGGTAGGTGACTTCCTTCGGGCGCGTGCTTGGCGTTGCCGTCACTTCGGGTTTCGCGCCTTCCTCGTTGTTTTCTTCCTCGCCACCGGGCCACTCGCCCGTATCTTCACCGTGTTTGCGTCTTGCCATTTGGGTTGTGTTTCCTTACGAGTATTGTGGGTTGATTAGATCACCCGCCCGGCTATTGCCGACATACGGATAACTGGACATCTTTAGGCGAAGGATCATGCTATCAATCGTCAAGTCCGGGTAGGATTCAACGTAGTTGCCGCCTTCAAAGGATGTTGAATCCTTGTCCGTGGAAGGTACGCCGCCCGGCGAGAATCCTTCCCAATACAGCATCGCGCCCGTGCCGCTGAGTTGTGGAACGCTGACACCTTCCTTGCCGGATGGTTCCGTAGCCGACCCCCCGGCGCGTCCCACCCAAATAAAGTTGTTACTCCAAATTTGTGTGAGTGTCGGCGGTTGACCGTCCGCTGCCGTGTTGTAGTAACTGTCACCCAACAGGATTTGTTGGACGCCAAATTCAGACAACGCGGTGGATAGGTTCGCCAAGCTAACGTCCTTGCCAGCGCCTAACTGCCCGATGATGAAGTTGAGTACCTTGGTGGATTGACGCACGCGCTCGTACACCACGCCGCTCATTACCACCGTGTAAGGTGGTGGTTCGCCCTTCGCTTTCAAGCGCCGGGTTGCCGCGATAATATCACCCACGAAATCCATTGTCGTTGCCATGTTAGCGGTGATGTATGGTGCGATACTATTAGTGGCCGCGCCGTAGGTGGTTGTATTGAAGATCGCCGCCTGTGCTAGATATTCTTTTGTCAGTCCGGCAATTTCACGCCCGAACCGTTGCGCGAAGAATGCTTCCACGTCAAGGTATTCATCGTAGTCCAACTCTGTCTCGTTAGGCACAACGATTTCAAGACCACGCAACGCAACCGTCAACGTGTCATCGGCAAATTTCGCAACTGCACGTTCAAACTTGGTTCCGGGTGCGTGCAGGTACTTCGCCCCGGCGATGTGCCGTAGGCCCAAAGTATCTTGCAACGTGGCCTTGATGATGTGCGCTGTACGCCGATTGATTGGGAAGTCCGGTAGAATCTTGTTGTAGATCAGGCCGGGCAACATCCCCTCGCCTTCTACAATCGCGATTGCTAATTCCTGACGCGGCCTTGCGCTTGAAACTGTAAATACTGGCATAGGTGCAGTGTGTTTATTAGGATATTATGCTATTGGGAATAACTCAATTTCTCCGAGTGTTCCGATTGCTGTAGTGGTTGTCCAACGTCCCATCAGAATAGCACCCGCCGAAACATTGCTGACTTGCCCGGCTGCGGCAGAATACGCCAAGTCGCCTTGGTTCACTGCTACTGATGCTACCGCTGGTACTTTGCCGCCGCCTGACGCCGACACAAAGGTTGATGGTTCGCCGTTCTTGCCGTCGATCAGGGAAATGTAGTCACCACGCACACCGATGGATGCAAGCGTGACCGCCCCGCCAAGATTGTAAACCACACGCAATCCGCGCGCTATGTCAGCGCCGCAAATTTCTGTCCTTGGTTCAACACCGATGTATGTTGCTAATTCGGCCATAACTTATGTTACCTTTTGTTGGATCGTCGTGTTATTTGAGATTCAGTGCGGGACGCCCGGCCTTGCACCACTCGTTGTAACCCTTTTGGTTGTCGTGGGCAGCGCGTCCTAACGCCTTGCCTTCGCTCATCCCTGCTTCCACATACTTGCGTACCGTGGCTTTAAATTCGTTGTCCTCTTTGCCCGCGCCTTCACCGCCGTTGACTTTGACAGGTCTGCCCCCGGTCGCGCGGAAGAATTGTAACAAGTCCTTTTGCGTTACTGGCGCGTCTGCCTTTTTTCGCCACTCTGTTACCTTGACGGTCTTTTGCTCCGGTGTCATTTCGTCGGTGCAACCCGCCGCTGCCATTTCTTCCTCGGTGGGCGGATCATCCTTGAATTGCATACGGAAGGTTTCAAACACTGGTTTCAATCCTTCGGTGATGCCCTGTGCTAGCTTTTTGATTTCTTCGTCGGTCATAGCGGTTTGGGTTTTGTTTATCTGTGATGCGGTTGTAATGCCCGCCCTGATGTTTGTCAAACTTTCTTCATCTTTGGCCGCAAATAACCCGGTGGGATTAGCTGCGGGTAAGTCCACTACTGTAGCTGCGAAAATTTCATCACACCGGGCGAAGAATTTTTCGCCAATCTGTTCGGTGTCGCCGTTAAATTCGATTGATAATCCGAAGTTGTCCGGCGCTCGTTCGGCAATCTCGTACAGATAATCCTTACCGCCGAATGCCGCGTAAACGTGCATGTCCCCAATCACCCTGTCACCCTCAATGCGGATCGTGTCAGGCGGAATGAATGCCGCTAACCCGCCGTCGCCGTGGTTGAATGTGTAGGGATTGAATTTGACACGCAACCCGCCCTTGTATTGCTTGGCGCATTCGCAGACTTGCTCCAACGTCTTAGCGTCCGCTTCCTTGTTGTGGCCGCGTGCTTCGCCTAACGAGACTAGGGACACGCCGCTGATTATGTTAGTGTCCCGGTTGACGCGGGACTGTGCCAAATTCCACCGCGAAACAAACTTAGTTAAGGTCAACGTTCATTGTCTTTTAACTTATCGGTGAATCAAGTTATGTTGAGTTTGCGTCTGTTTCTTTTTGTTGTCCAGAATTATTTTCTTTGGTATCGCCAGCGATACGTTTCTTCGCCGCTTCCTGATCCGCGTTGTATTGCTTCAACGCATCTAAGCTACCGTCAGCGTCACGTTCTGCCATGTTGACGTACATCTGCCTTAAATCTTCATCCGTCATCATGTTACCTGTGTTACTCCCGCGATCCGCTGTCAATTAAATTACCTTTAAAGCCCTCATTGTCAATCATTTTCCATGATTTCACCTGTGGCATCGCCTTTAACTCCGGGTAGTTTTTTCTTGGCATGTCATCCGCGTCTTTTAACAAGTAACTAGGATCAACGAATCTGCCGCTGTCCTTGAAACGATCCCATGAGCGACCAATTGTTTCATGCGTGGGCGCATCTACGTGGACTATATGCACAGCGTACCCCGCCTTGCCTAACTCTGCTATCTTGTCCTTCATCTTGGGAAGGTTGCCCGCCACTTCATCAAATACGATGTTATGCCTGTCTGCCAGCGCCCGCGCCGTCAACGCGGTATTGAGTATCTTTGCTTCCGCCTGTGTCGCTGCCGCGTTCCACCCGCGATAGTCGGATAGTCCTGCCCTAAGATCGTCTGTATTAATTGTGGTGAATTGTCGATCAGGAAATTCCGCGTCCACGTACTTTTCGCGGGATGACGATTTACCTGCCGCTGGTTTACCCATTAAGAATACTGCTATCGGTTTGTCGCCCTTCGCTGCCGCGTTCGGGTTAAATGCCTTATTTATTATCGCTTCGTGTTCCGCCTGTTTATCTGGCGTAAAGTCCGACAACGATAGTTTGTCCGCTTCTACGCCCTTAGCTAACTTCTCCCTGCCACTGTCGTTCACGTGTTGTCGCACCGTGTATCCCTCACGTTCACCGTTGGTAGCGCCTAACGAATCTAACCGCTGTATCACGGTTTTATATGCGGGCATTTCGTGTAACTGCTCGTTGTAGCGCCCTACGTCCGCTTCGGTTGTTGGTTTCACTGGTTCCGGGTGATCCAAGTCTAACACGTGCGCGTCAATCGTAGCGTTAGGCCCATCACGCTGTATTTCGGCAGCTACCCGGTGGTGTCCGTTAAGGATATATAGCTTGCCGCCTTGTTTGACTACTTGAATAGGTTTTGCCCCGCCTGTAGCCGCGTCATCTACAATCTCTTTAACGCGATCCGTGTTGACCATTTGCTGTGTGGCTACCACGTCATGTAAGGAAATCCTTTCGGGCGGAATCGTATCGAATAATAGCTTGCGTTGCTCTATGTAATCCCCCACGCCATACACCAACGGATTGATCCTACCCTTCGGCGCGTTGTGATCCACGCTGCCCTGTAGAACGTTTACGTCATTGAAGAATGGCGTCTGTGAATATGGCGTGTATGACACCCCCGGCACTGCCTTGGTAATCGGAGTTGTTTTGGTGGGATCGGATAATGTACGATCCGGTTTGTAGTCCGCTATTGCCCTATCCAATGCGCCGGGTTGCCCTTCAATATCCATCCCGGCGTCTGTCACCAACTGCATACCGTGTTCCGTGAATGGCCCGCGTGCGATCCTGACGCCCTTGCCCTGTGCCGCCGTTACTAAGCTTGTGCCTATGCCACGCCCACGCGCTTCCGGCGCTACTGCAATGTCTGTAGCGACCGTCCCGGTGTGCCTCAGTATGCCATTGACCTTCCCGGTTTCATCCCGATGCACCACTGATGGTTGGCTGTTGATTGGTTCGTGGGTTATGCCGGGTTTGCCTTGTGCCACGCCTTCTAGCTGTGCGCGTGCGTATGCCTCTGGTTCGTTGCGGAATGCTCGTTCATCACCCCTGCCTTCATCCGCAAAGCGCCCACCTTCATCGCGGGCCTGATCCACTCTGTACCAGACATGATCGGCCCGAAAGTTGTTATGCGCCTGTTTGATCGCCTGTTTGATCGCCTTCGCTCCCACTACCGCACCCGCCTGATCGAAATCATCTGTGCCAGCAATATGCTTTAGGTGCGCCCGGATGTTGGCCACTGGCACTTCCGCGATCTTTGTGGACGTGTATTTCCCACGCTTAGGAAATGAATACACTACAACTCCATTATCGGCATCGCGCCCGATCCTTGAAACACGTTCGTTTTCGGATTTCCCCGCAATAAATCCGTGGTATGATCCCCAATCCTGATGCGGGACAACGTGATATACTGCCACCCTGTCACCAGTACCGCCGGATGGTTGTGGCGCTTCCGGGTTGTCAACATTCATCAAATGAGTTGCTACCGCCAGCGAATTTCCCGCGTTGGAGTTGCTTAATGGATTACCCGCGCCTAGGCGATACGCCAAGAATGGTTCGCCCACCTTCGGCGCTTTTTCTCCCACGTCCTCATGGATAATAATGCCGCCACCGTCTGTCCATCGCCCGCGTTCGTCGCGTGGTTCGTCATCGCTATACCACACCTGTCGCATCTTTTTGGCCTTAGCGCCGTTACCGCTACCATTACGGCTACCCGTAGCCGCGCCGTTACCGCCGTCCGTAGCCGCGCCGTCGCCACCGGGCGGAAACCCGCCCCCACCCATGCCGGGCATCATTCCCGCACCCCTGCCGGGACGCGGATACATCAGTTGATAAACTTCCTGCCACATAACAGGTTGTTCGCCGCCGCCTTCAACGTTCTTAGCAACTTCCATCGCCACGTTAATCTCAGCTTCAATCTCGCGTCCGCGTTGTAGCTTAATTTCTTCAATGTCGAATCCGTCATCCGCCGCGACACGCGCCCCGGTGTTAATCCCCGCGTGTATCTCGTTGATGTTGGCGTCTGATTCCCTGCCAACGTCGATTGTGCTTTTCGCGGGAAAGAACCATTCCCACTTCATCCATAACGGATGGTAAGGTAACTCGCCATTGGCTATCGCGTTACCAAGAACCAGCATTGCCACCGGATCGAGTTTACCTTCCCTGAGTAGCCATTGCCACGTTTCAATCGTGCGTGCGTCCTGTGATGATATTGCGCGGACTGCCGGGCCTGTGTAACCACTCATGTCCCATACCAACCCGTAGCTCAATCCAGTGCCTACCGATATGTCGCGTACTGTCTGTTCAAGGATGCCTAACACGTTCGGACTTGGCCTGTCGTGTTGGAACATGGCGACATCTTCACCCACGCCTAGCGCCGTCACTGTGTTAGGACGCACTTGGTATGTCTCAATCGGGTTGCCGCTGCTATCTACCAGTGGGTTTCTGTCGAATGGCAATCCCTCTGGCAACGCGCCTGACTTGGTGTGGAACACGCCGCTTTGGGACGCTGCCCACATTAGCGCCTGTAACTCGTATTCGCGGATGCGGTCAATGTAGGTGGCGTTATCTATCGCAGTCTTAAACACGCTAACACCCCGGTAGTCATCATAGCTGATCGGGTTGACTAGGAATAAGAAACGCGGCAGACCGCGACTGTCTGTGAATGGAATTGTCTGATCGTATTTGTATGTCCCACTTGGTCTGTCCCGGTAGAATATCCTAGCCGCCGCTAGCCGTCCGGTGTCATCCAACTCCAACCCACGTACGTAGTTGTTACTGATAGAGTAATCATACGGATTGCCGATCCTGTCCGCTTCAACCCCTTGTAACTGGATCGTCTTGCCGTTGCGTACTATGTTAGTCCCCACGTCGCCCTTAACTAGTATGGATCGCAAATCCAGCATCGCCATTTGGCGTAAGCTATTGCGCCCGGTCACGTCCAATGACTTACTCAGCGCCACTTTCATGTAATCTTCGTATTGCGTAGCTATCCCGCGATCACCACACCGGGATTGCCAGCGCAACGTTCCGCACACATACATTTGAAATTTGGTTACGATGGACGTGCATACCCCACTGTTATCCACCGCGTTGATCGCGTTCCACATTACCTGCATCTTCTCACGCGATCCGCGCAACGTTTCCCCGGATGTTTGCGCGTTGCTGTTCTTGCGTGATGATGTTGGTAGCGCCGCCAAGTACCGGAAGTAATGTTCGCGTTCGCGGGAGATTGCGCGGTTAGCCTGTATCCGTGGCGACACCAATCTAACCAATCTGTCGATCCGCGATTCTAGCGGTGTCGGCGCGTAGGGTTTGTACTTCTCGCTCACGTGGAGAATCGTGATTGTGTATCTATTGTCGCCTGTGCTATCTGGACGCCCTTGCTGCCGCCCGCCGATGCTGGCGTTGCCTGATCTATCGCGTAGCGTAGATCAACCAGCATGTTACGCACTTCGGGCAAGTTGGCGCGTGTTAGACTGCGGTTGGGGAACGTGTAGCTTTGGCCTGTTAGCGCGATGTCATTTAGCGCCTGTAGCCACGTCGCTTGCATTTCCCGTAGCAAGTCCAATGGTAGGCCAATAAACGGATTGTCGCTTAATGCCATGTTGGACAACCAATATCCTTTCCCGGATCGGTTGTCCAGTTTAGACTTATTTGGACTGTCGGTAATCCCGCAACTTGCGGATCGCGTAACTCTCTGTCTCTATCTCACTGAATCGGCCACGCGCACCCCAAACCCTACCGCGACAATTGCCGCGTTGACCTTGCTTAACGTGCATTAACTCATGTGCTATCACGTACAGTAATGCTTCCGTCGCGGACTCTAACCAGTATCGTCGCCCCTTCACCTGCCGCTTAAATCCATAGCGATCCTTTTTGTATTTCCTTTTCAGTTGACCGTAAGGATAAGTCCAAAGCTTGCTCGGGTACTTCGCTTTCATATTCACCCAAACCGTGATTCCTTTTCCGCTGCCCTGTCCCTTGTAATCGCCGCGCCCCCATTTCAGTCCTTTGACTTTGACGTAGAATTTCCTGATCCCCGGTGGCCGGGTGAATCGCACAATCGCCGCGATCAGTTTGGTTGGTACGTCTGATTCGTTAATGATCTTCATGCCACCACTTCCCAATCCATCGCTTCCCTTGCGATCCGTTCCTTTTTATCCTTCAAGGATGTCAGGAATTTGTTTAGCGATTCCCGTTTCTTTTGTTTTGCTCGCGCCATTGCTGCCTGTGCTGATGGAGTACGCCACCAGTGACTAAGCATGTTCGGCCACTCGCCCGCCGCTTTGGTCTTTGCTTTTCTCACGATATACTATACCACAATGGACTTTGCCATTTGTGCTAAATATGCCCATATCGGGCATTCGTGAGAATTTTTACCTAGCTAAATCTTTTTTCAAAATATCGTTTGACACGACTTTGGCAGTAATGCTTATGCTGCCTCAAACGTATCGCTGGCGATACTGTCTCCCTCTGCTTTCCAATCAGATAGGTCGATCAGCTTTTGTAGCGACATGGCCACTACGATCTGGCATTCGCAGTCCCATGCGTGGTTGGGACGTTTCGTGCCTTCCCCTTTCGCGTCCGTGTTGCTCCACCATTCCGTCCGCCGTTGCCGGGCGTTGATGATAACGTGCCTGACTTCGGAATTGATCTGGCGCATATACTCCGCGCCCACGTCGCCCGGCACGCCCCAATACAACGCCCGGCCTTGCTTGAATGCCTGTAGCATGTTCTTGATGTGAAGGTTCATCCAATCGTAGCGCCGGGCCAACCGTGGTGCTAACACCCGGATACGCCTGTTGAATTGCTGTGCCTCTGTGCCGCTGAATGGATCGGCTAGTTGCATCGCGCTGTATGGTAACTCAATTGCCACCTTTTTAATCATCCGCGTGGTTGGATCGAGAATTTCCATATAGTGTTTGAATGGTTCGGCGCGATCAACGCCGCGCATACAAGTCCACCCATGTTTGACTGCTTGCGTGTAAACTTCACGCGCTTCGTATCCGCTGTCGATCAACACGCATTGTGGGTTTACCCCGTATTCCTTCGCCTTGATTTCAATTTCGTCATAGCTCGTTAAACACGCCGTTTCGCTTACCCCTACCCCGATCAGGCGACTATCCCCATTCGCAGCTACGGCGCGTATTACGTAAGGGTACCCCCATTCCTGTTTGTCTAGCGACATGAACCGCATAGTCTCACGATCCCATTTCTCAGTCCGGTAGTCGTGATCCTTTAAGTTGTAATCGCTGATCGCGATCCGGCTACTGACTTGCAAGTGCCGGGATTCATCCCACGATTCCGCCATACGCCGTGTCCAGAATTTCTTTAGCGGTTCCACGTTGCCGTAGCGCCTGTATTGCGCCACTGCCTTTAGAAATTCCTCAACCCATTGTCCCCACGTTATCCCCGGCCAGTTGACGCTAAGGATGTTGAAGCGGAATGATTCGTGCCACTTTTCCGCGCCGGGATTCAGGCTGATATATTGCGCCTTGGCATTCAGTGTGCGCCGGGATCGTGGTGTGTCATCGTATTCGTGGCCGCACGTGAAACACTGGTAGCGGACTGTTTTCTTAACTTCCGCGTAATCCCATTCCCGGTCGTTTGGTCGCGTCCTGCCGTTCTTGTCCCATTTGATTCCGCCTACCCGCCCCGGCTTGCCCCAACGTGGTACGAACATTTCCCCACACTTGCAGCGCCAGTGCCATTCCTTGCGCGTCCCGCCCCGGCACAGCATGTCAATATCATCCCCGCTGATCCCGGCTACGCTGCCGTTCCAAATCTTGTAATTCCACGCATAGGCTACGTTGCACCTGATGTGCGCTATCTCTAACCTGCCTGTTGGCCATTGGAAACATTCATCGTTGAATTGCGTCATTATGGACTTTTCTTCCAAGTTGGCCGGGCTGCATCCCTGTATCTTTAGTGGCATACCGTCACTGAATATCACGCCCCTGATACGTTCTTTGTGGCGCTCCGGGCCAAGCTTTGTTCCGTGTGCTGGCATCTTCGCTACCACTGCCGCGCATGATCGGGCGCTAGGCCAAAATTTCTGTTCGGCTAATTCCCGCGCTGTTTCATCCTTGCTGGTGTTCCATTGTAGCGGCCCCGGCCTGTTCACTATCGCCCATAGCACAGCGCCCAACATCGCCTGTGTCCTGCCACCTTGGTTCGGCCCTACTGTTGTTACCATCCTGACATCTTCATCTTGGAATGCCAGTAATGGATCGCGGAGTTGCGGACTGTTCGCTACTTCGTATGGCCCTTGGATCGGGGACGTGGCATCTAACCGGATGTTATCGCGCAACCATACATCTATCGGTTGGAAGTCCTCTGTCGCCCATGCTGCCGCATATCGGGCAAGTAACTCGCGTTCAATGGCCGTTACCGTTTCCGTTGCCATAAACCTTTTGGATGTGTCCGGGTAGGTGGTCTGTCAGTTGTCGTAGTCGCGTCAGTAGCACCCGGCGAATTTCGTGCGCCTTCAATCCTTCTAATCGTGGTGGTAACTCGTTCGCGAATGCTTTTTCCATTTCCGTTCGCACGATCCTGTTTCCGGTGTCGATCACGCGATTGGCTACCACGCGCGGGACATACTCTGCCATTTCTACTTCTAACTTGAATCGTTCGCGTTTTGCACTGATCTGGTTCTTTTCGATCAGCGCCTTCTCGCGCTCGTTAAACTCGTACGTAACTGGCGGGCCGGATCGCGATTGTTCTGCCCTACTAACTTCATTCGTATCGCCAGCGATACGCCTACCTTTCCCAAAGTTGTGCGCGGACTTAAACGACTGAATCCAATCACGGTATGCCTTGATGTCGTACTTACTACTGCCTTCGCTGTGGTTCTCTGGTCGCCCCGGCAGTTTCCAATAATCGCTAATCAGCGTCCGGTAACTTATCCCCAATGCGCGGGACAACACAGCTTTGTTTGGAGCGTAATTACTTCGCGGCACTATCACATACTAACTGCGTATGAGTCAAAAATCAACGTAGTGGTAAAACCCACATTATTTTTGGGCGCGGATTTATAGATCGCGACGCACAGCGACCC